AGTCCCGAGACCAGTTGCTATATTTGCCCAACCAGAGATCATTGAACCTTTGTATTCTTCAGAAGATATTTCACCTTTATCATAATCTGATTGAGTTTCAATCATTTTTGTAATTTGTAATAAAGCAAATCCGATATTTGCAATACCTAAAATTCTCAAACCAGGCAACTTTGAAAAAAAGTTTAAAGCACTATGGACTTTTCTTAAAACTTTACCAACTCTTGATACGGAAACTATCCTAGAAATTCTTTGAAGTCTTCTTCGCGCTTGATCAGCGGCAGTTACTGATTTTAATGTTGGCTTTGTTCTTTGAAACTGGCTTTCTATTAATTTTATTGAACTTTTTGTTTTTCTCGCACCTTTTCCTCTTGTTTTGCTTTCTGCATTTTTAATCGCCGCTTCTTTATCCATTTGCCATTTTTTAAGAGTATCATTGAATCTGGCGTTTCTAGCCACCTTAATAGCTGCCTTTGTTGATCCAATTGCCTTTGCTTTACGATAAGATTTTACCTTCGAGGCTCCGAAATCGAGTCCGGATAACAATAGTCTACTGCTCGCGCCAATTACACCTGTTCCTCTGGCAATTTTGTACAGCAAATATGCTTTTATTGCTGGGTCAAAGTATTTGGACACACTTTCTGCCATCGCTGTAGCTTGTAATTTAACCTCATAATTTGGATCTGAAGGATCTAAGTCAGACGCGCCAATTCCAGGTTCCCCGCGCATTCTTCGCGCTGTGCGTTCTACAGTTCCAAGGGTTAAAAACTCAGCACCCTTTAATACCATCTTCGTTAAATCGACGTCTTTTAACAGATTACCGATATATTCTTTCGTTACTTTCAAACCTTTAGCAACTTCGCTGGCGACTTTTCTTTTTTGTTCGTCGGTTAGATTTTTATACCCCATAGCAACTGCAGCAGAAATGCCAGCAGCAACAGCTATTGTTTTTTTATTGTCTTTAATAAAACTTTTTATAGCATCCGTCTTAGGTCCGCCGCTGCCTTTGCCTCCGCGCCCTTCGCCTCCGCGTTCGCCACCTTTCAGTTTAGCAATTTCAGCATTAATATCTTCAATTTTATATTTTATAGTAGATTTAATACCCGTATTAAAAGCAGTTTTTCCACTATTCATCACATTAATTTTGCGCTGCCCCTTAAAATATCCAAGGTCAGAAACAATAGTTGAAATTAATTCTGTATTTCTTTCTGTTATAGATGTCAGCGTATCTATTTTTCTAGAAAGATTGTTTATTGAGCCAATAGTGAACCTTTTAAATCTCTGATTTTCAGTTTTGACCTCTTCTTCTGCTTTTTTTTCTCTTTTCTGCTGAGGAGTAAGGTTTCCAAATTTAATTTGAGCAACAGTTGCAAGAAAATCTGATTTTGTCAGAGATCTAACCATATTGTATAAAGAAAACTTTATTGCTAAATTCTCACGCATCATCTGAATTGATGCGCCTAATATACTTATATTTCTATTTCTATTAGATTGAATCTGGTACAATCTTGTTGCTATGGAACCAATCGACATTTATTTTCTTCTCTTTTGTTTAACTTTCCCAATTATCTGGTTAAGTTTTGATTCCTGTTCAAAATTCTTTTGTTTCATCTTTTCAGTTTCTTCTTTAACCCAAACATTGAGCATGCTAACATAAGTATCTCTTTCCCAAGGTATCATATTCTCAAGTTCCGTAAGTGTATATTTGTATTGGTGAGTCAATACAAACATGTCATTGAAATATTTTTTCAATGAGAAACCTCGGAACGTTACATAAAAAAATCACTCAAGCCCTCAAGTAATGTTTTATGTTCAAATCCGCACTTTGTACAAGTGTGCTCAACCATTTGACTAATTGTTGGGATTGACTCAAAAAACCCAGTAATCTTATCAAATTGTTCTTGCGTTAGACTCTCCAAAAAAGAATTGAATTCTTCGCTACTAGTTTCTTTTGCATAATATAATCCATTCTCATCAAACACGTAATCTGTACATTGATAGATCATATCAAATAATTCTTTGCTATCATCAGAAACAATCATTTGTTCAATTGATTTAAAAGAAGAGAGTGTTGGGTATTCTAATTGGATTCCGACGTCTTTTGTCAGGTAAAACTTGGAGGGAAGATCTGCTACAACAGGTTTAATTTCAAGTAGTTTAATAGAAACTTCCATAGCATTCTCGCACTCAACCTTTTGTTCTGTGCCATCTTCTAAAAGTTTAGTTCCAACCTCGTTGCGGCACATAAAATATACCCCAACATTTTCCCCTATAGATCTTGCTCTAAGGTTTAAAAACAGATACTCAATATCAAAAATTGGTATTTTGTCAATATCTATTTTACTTAATAAACAATTATTAATAACCTGTTTAATTGTTTTCATAATCTCATTGTCATCACTAGATTGTAGAGCCATCAGAAGTAATTTTTCTTCCTTTACTAAGAAAGGTCGAAACTTTATTGGTTCTTCAACAGAAACAATTTTCAGCTCAAAAATCGGTAATTCAATTTTAGGTAAAGCCATAATATCCTCTCATATCAATTAATAACAGTAAAAGATTCATACGCCCAATTAACCGTCACTCTATGGAATCCGTCGTCTGACCAGTTAGAAGTCATGTTTGCAACACTGACTGGATATGCACCTTTAAAGGCAAAGGTGTAGAATTTTTCTCTCTTTGAATCGCCGAACTCGTTAATAGAATTAACTTTATTTACGAAATTCTGCACAACAGTCGTCGCATTGAAGAGATTCCTTGAATCTAACAATTTACTATTCAGAAGATTTACGTCATTGAGTAGAGAAGTAAATCCTCCGAGCGTTTTTGTGTTTTTCTGAACATCGCTGAATTGAATTAATTGCATATCAGAAACACATTCATCATAGTATAAAGTTTCTGTTGTTGGATTACTTCCGCCAGCGATACCTTCTATCCAGTCATAGAAAAACTTATAAACAGGAGTGTCGGTGCTATGAATGTATGTCATAGTGACTTCATTTAAATCTCTTGAATATGGCACTCGTATTTTGTTTGTACCTGGAATCTTATAGTCTATAGCTTGTATAACCGATCCAGGAAATTCAACAGACTCACATAAATTAGATAAATATCCGCTGTACTCATCTCCAAGTGGTAGCATAAACAGAAATTGCGAGGACCTCAGAAAGTCTTGCGCCATAAACTTCTGCAACGACCCGACTGATTGTGTTTTTGAATTTACCATTATTTGTTATACACCATTTTTTGTACAGGTAAAAAGATCGCAGTTTCCCAGCTGTCTGGTTCGACGTAGACCATCGACGACATCATGTGCTCAATCAGATAGCGTTTGATGCAAGGCTGAACCAACGAAAATGATCTAGACTTCTGCAGTAGAGCATAAGATAAACGAAACACAGTCGTGTCATCATATTTATCGTTGTTTATGAAATCGTGGAGTCGATCCAACAGAGTCAGTCGGCTATATGGGTCTAGATAATGCAGATTCATTCCAAGGAATCCATCGTCGTAGATCTCCATAGGGATGACCAGTGGAAACTTGTCCCAGACTGGAAGCGTGTCTTTGTGTTTCGGGTCGTAGTGGAAAAGATACATCTTCCCGATAAAGGCTCTGGCTGAGATTCTGGAAGCGTCGTTCAGGACATTGGTTCTGCTGGTCGACAGCGTGAATCTTGACAGCTTTGATCCCAGCCAGGAACGCGCTGCAGCTGTTCTGGGTTTGATCCCAACAGCATTCATTTCTTTGCTCAGTTTGTCCAATAGTGATGGCATTAGATTCCCAACTCTTTTTCGGTGACCAACTTGAATTTCCAGTTTCGATCTTTACAGTATTCAACAGCAGCTTTCCACTTTGCCTCGTTTACGCCATAGGTCATCACTTCCTGAATAATCCGTTTGGTCACTCTTTTGTTGACCTTTGGAGGCACCGTCTGAGCCGCAGGTTTGACCTCTAGGATTATTCCCTCGATCAGACCAGTTTTATTTTTAACTCTAACGAAGAAATCTGGAAAATAACGATGAACTCTGTTGTCTACTGGTGATAAATAAGGTATGATAATCTCTTCACTAGACCATCCAACGACGGTGGTGTTTTCATCCAAATACACCATAACTCGGCGTTCCCAAAGAGATCTGTAAAAGACCTTGGTGGGATCACCTAAATATTTATTAGCGTTCTTAGGAACGAATTTACCAGAATAAGCCATAAGGCTATTTAGCGGGAAACATTAATGGCTACAGAACAGCAAAAAATAGACGCCTACAATGCAAGTGTTGCAGCTTTACAAAATGCATTAGCTCGAAAAACTATAACGGAAAACCAGTTTAAAACAGAAGTAGCAAATCACGGCAAAGCGTTAGGCATTAAAGGATTTTCATCTGCTGGTCTCGGTAGTTCTAATCTTCCTGAAGCGGTATCAAGGGCTGGTAAGTCTACTGGAACTAGTTTTGGAATGCTGAAACCTAATTTAACATATAATCCACCCGATTTAATTGCAATTAAAAGATTAAGTAAGAATGAACTGAAAATCTTAAGGTTTCCGACAGCTTTAGAAGAAAAAAATCTCCCTTA